CGTACTATGTTGTTATTATATTTTCCGTCTGCTACACAACTTAGCCACAAATAAAGGCGATTGTGTCCTTGCGCTTTGATACGGCACGTCCCTACATGGTAGGCTACATGCTTGTACCCTGTAATTTAATCTACAGCCTTGTTCTATTTTTCGTGTAAGCAAGTAAGACACGTTTCGATCTGGAGATAAACCTCGTACAACGGCATGTTTTCCAAACTGTAATCACATACCTAACATAAACCATACCTATTCGGATAGTCCATGCAGTAATACCAGCCCTTTAATTGCCAACGGCAAGGGCAACGGTATATTTATCCCCAATATGTAAAATAACTCTCTGTTTTGTCAGCTTCAGTCTAAAGCATACGCGGGACGTGCACCCACTGACAACGGCGTACAAGCGCGTTTCAAGGTACGCGCTGAACCTTTATTGCTCGTTGCTTTCATGTGACAAATATTCACTTACGCATTTCGCTACGGTACGAATAGAATAAGACTTAACTCGCACGGCTACACATGTAGCTTTATATTCATCACTTTCTTTAATAAGCCATTTCGCACTGTTATCGCTTTCCAATGCTTCAGCGGTTGAAAAACCGAAAGGCTTATATTCACAGCCGTAAACTACATTATCGGCGCACCACTCAGCCGTTCTTGCCTCAACGCCTTTCTCTTTGTCTACCTTGTTATCCTTATATACTTTAGAGTATAAAGCGAATTTAACAAAGGTATCGCCAACTTTAGGTAACATTTGACTACACACTGTTACCAGCTTTTTTTTGTCCTTGGCGAGAGTAGCTACTTTTACAGCATATTCGGCGGGTATTTCCAACGCCTTGCAAATCGTTCTAAGATCGCTACCGTTTGCAAATAGTGCGTTATATAATTTAACCGCACCCACTAAATTCGAAGCATTCTCTTTAATAACAGCGTTCTGTAGCTTGTTAACGTTTTTCTTTGTAATCATATCAATATGTATTTATTTGTTAAACAATATCACCTCAATATATCACCTCTTTACAACGCAAAGAGGCAAAAGGTATCACCATACAATACACCCAACGGGTGACTATATAGGTTCATCATATAACACTCGCATTCTCTCTCGAATGCACTGCAAATATACAACCTTTTTCGGTATTACAAATATATATGCTATCTTTTTTTTGTTAACTTGTATTAATTTCGATTTTATTATCTGATTATCAGTAAGTTATAAAAACACACGAGAGCAGTATTATACGCGTACATTAATATGTAGGATATATGTTTATTTAAGTGGCTTATAATCAATAAGTTATAATAATACATTGATTATCAATAATTTAAATAAACTGTTGATAATCAGCGAGTTTGTAGGTTTAAGGTAAAAACGCGTTTCCGGTTTTCCAGCGAAGGGGGTGTGGGGGAGAAAACGCGTTTCGGGGGCGGGAGGTTCGTGATAGGTACCCCCTCTCTCCCATCACATAAACATCTTTCATATCCCTCATCACATAAACCTCTTTCTCATATCTCTCCCATCACATAAACATTTCACCATTCCTCTCCCTCATCACATAAAAATATGGGGAACCTATCCAAAGTTCCCCATACTTATTTTACGACCAGTAATTATTTACTTTCCCATATTAGTTTATCTTCGGCTATTCCGATCTTTACTTCCTCGCACTTTCTTCCTATCCATCCATTGAGATACGAGAATGGTTCTGAGTTTTTTACTTCTTCTCCTAAGAAATTAAAAGCTTCAGTAGAAACATGGGATGCTTCATGGCAAACTGTTTCAAAATCAATTATTTTCTTATTAATAAACCATATCAAAAATCCCGTATTAGGATTTAATTTACACCCTCCGTATGGAACGGATACAGTTACAGCCTTGCTATTATATACGTAACTAAAATCGTTATTGAAACATTCTACCATGCCAGATACGTCTTTTCCTACGTATATCCACAGATTAAAAGGATAGACTTCCGGATAGAACTGATATAATTCACACTTCATTTCGATAAAAGTTTTTTACTTTCAAGGAAGTCCTTAAACTGGTCACTTGATACGTCTATAACGAATCCAGCAGCACCAGCATGTCCTCCACCACCAAATCTCTTACTTACCTCACAGCAATCTACGCCGTCTTCCACGCATTCATAAAGAGAGAACCGGACTTTACCACCTGGCATAATACAAAATGGCATCAGGGCTTTAATTTTTCTACCATCTAACCAGTCTCGTGTAAGAGAATCAAATACCTTAGAACTAAATTCGGTGGTATTCATCGCCACGACCTTCACCTCATCAACGTACGCTTCGAACGAATACGCACTTACCTCTTGTTCGTTTTTACCAGCCATGTAGTTAATTATAGCACGTCCTTCTTTAGCGAGATCATAAAAAATAAGATCAATTTCATTGTCCTTCATATCTTCTTTAAAGTGATCATACAAATACGACAATGCTATTAATACATTGAGTCTTATTTTTGATCTCAAGGCATACTGGATAGCTACTACCGTATCCCATCCTAATTCAGAATCTTTATTCCACACATCGTAGTCTGACAGGCACCGGACGATCGCCGGCACCTTCCCCATCAGCAGGTCCGAGGCCAGTGCGCACGCACCGGTACCGACTCTCCTCAACCCTGGAACTACGAACCCCCATGTCTTACTATCTTCGATAATTCCCTTGTGATGATCTATCCACATCAGGCTCTTTCCTTCATCAAGCCATTTCTTGAAAACCGTTTTAGAATCGGCTCCGAAAGACACGTCAAGAACATAAACAACATCTAAGTCACGCACTTGGTCAACAACTTTCTTAACATCATCTTCATACGAATACGGGATATAAACAACATCCTTGTTTTTACTGTGTTCATACATAGTTGCGATGGCTGCCGACACAACGCCATCTAAATCCGATTTATGATAAACTATCGCTGTTTTCTTTACTTTCATGATACAAACTTGTATATTTGATACTACCGTCTTTTAATGTTTCTATTTTTATAACATCACTATATAAATTGAAATTCTGATCTTTATCAATCCTTATATTCAGCACATCATCTACGGTTGCAGTTTTTCCATCATCGGTTTCAATCTTATAAAAATCTTTTAAAGTGATTTTTATATTAAGACCAACACCATATGGATTTTCAAGGATATATATATGATCGTTGTTGAGAATAACTATTCCTTCACTTGTATGTTCTTTGGACAATACATACTCTAAATCAAGATCTTTACCAAGAAACTGAATAACGTCCATATAGTCAACGCCGGCCTTCTCAGCGCATACCTTATCCGAATCAGAGAACTGCCCTGGCAGACCACTGGCGTCCCCGACCATCAACGAACATCCCTTAAGTTGACTAAAGTTCATACCACGCATTACAGTGTCTTTACACTTCATAAGAATATCATCAATCATGCCAGTGTTAGGCTTCCTCATCGGATTTTGTTCGTCATTTGAATAACACAACCTTTTTTCATATAGGACGCCTCTTATGCCTCTCTTTACCGCCAGATCATGTACGGACCTCAGTACGTATTCTATCTTAGCTTCAATATCAGCTCCAGAAACAAACCCAGCTTCTACTCCTCCTTGATTGCTTACGATAGCAAATACCTTAACACCGTTCTCCTGCATGAGGTCAAGAGCCTTATTCACCACATCCATCTTAATCCTCATATCTGTCAAGTCTGTAGCGAACGTATTCCCAGAAGCGGTTTCTATAAGCGTCCCGTCAAAATCGAATAGCAGTATTCTTTTGTTTTTAATATCTACATCGTTCATCATTTTTCACTCCTACTCTTTTTTATTACCCTAAACTGAAGACGGAATAGATTACTGTCTTCTTTTATAATATCATACACAGCATAAGAATTTTCTCCTATATCCCATCCAAGATAATCGAGCAGGTCTTTTAAGTAAACTCTCTTGTATTTTACACCAAGGTTATTTACCTTAAACGATCTCTCGTCTTCAACATCAGAAGCAGCCAGATAAAAGACCGTATTTTCAACTCCTTCAAATATCTTCCCTTCTTCTAAGCCGATAACAACCGCATCCGTTACCCCCATCCAATTCAAATTATAGACAGAGATAGTCATTATCTTACTTTTGCTGATTGACAACTTCCGGATCTTGCTTTCTTTAGTTTTAGATCCTAAAAAATTCTTACTGTTAAAAAAATCTACTTTCATGGTTATAATATTTTATATTGATGTTGCAAACATACATAATAA